GGAGCGACGCGACGAGCGCGGGCTTGTGGTATTGGCGCGGTAATTGCGATCCGTTGTACACGCACTCGGGCATCGGGGGTCGCCTTTGCTATAAACCTCTTTAAGAGAGGGATTGTCAAGGGGGATACCTCCCCCTTGGCGTCTATTCAATAGCGACAATAAAAACATAAAGGGTATTGCGCGCACTCCCCGACGCGAACGTCAACGGCTCCGTCCTTGCCGTTGGTGGGAATTGGAACAACACGACGAACGCGGGCTTGTGGAATTGGAACGGTAATTACGATCCGTCGAACACGAACTCGAACATCGGGGGTCGCATTTAATCTTGATATTTATTTAGAGCGCGCATAATCCTTGCCCCTCGGCAAAAAACACTTCACAAAGAGGGCGGTTTAGTAAGTCATTGAAAGACCGCAAGAAGATTAAAGGATATTCTATGAAAAGAGTCGGTTATTTGTACGAGAAAATGTGCGACGTCGATTTTATCAAAACGGCAATCCGAAACGCCGCAAAAAGTAAAACCGACCGACTCTACGTCAAAGCGATATTGAGTGATATTGACGGTTACGCACGAAAAATCAAAGCAATGCTCGAAATCGAAACGATAAAACTTTCGCCGAGTGAACATATCGAAATTTACGACAATTCTTGTTGTAAAACACGACAAATCACAGTACCGAAATTTTACCCCGATCAAATCGTACATTGGCTTATTATTACGGCATTAAACCCCGTAATAACGCGCGGTATGTACCGCTATTGTTGCGGGAGCATACCTAACCGCGGCGGCATTGACGCGAAGGCTTACGTCGAAACAGCGATACGCGACGTTAAAATGCGTTATTGCGCAAAACTTGACGTATCAAAGTTTTTCGACAGCGTCCGCCCGCCGATATTGCTCGAAATGCTTAAAAGGAAAATCAAAGACGAAAAGGTTTTACGCCTTATCGGTCAAGTCCTCGAAAACGGCGGCGATCATCTACCGATCGGATATTATACGTCGCAATGGTTTTCAAATTTTTACTTGGAAGGTTTAGACCACTATATCAAAGAAGTATTGCACGTCAAATACTACGTCCGATACGTTGACGATATGGTTTTGATAGACTCTAACAAGCGAAAGTTACACAAAGCGGTTGCGGCGATTGACAACTACTTGCACGGTATCGGATTAAAGATAAAAGGTAATTGGCAAGTTTGGAAACTCAACTCGCGCCCGATTGATTTTGTCGGGTATCGGTTTTATAAAAACAAAACCATACTTCGCAAACGAATATTTTTTCGGCTATGTCGTCGAGTGCGCAAAGTTAGTAAAACGGGCTACACTACCCCGCGGCAAGCAATGAGCCTTTTATCCCTTATCGGGTGGCTATCGCATATCAACGGGCGAAACTTCTATAAAAAGAACATTTACCCGTACGCGCCGAAAAACAAACTTAAAAAGATTGTAAGTAATTACAGTAAACAAAACGGAGGTAATCTCAAAAATGGCAAACGCAAAACAAAAAGTATTCAGCAAAGACAAATGGCTCGAAACGGCAAACGCGGACAAGGCGGCGGGGATACTCACTCAACGCGAAATTGACGACGCTTGCGAAATTTGGGTCAACGACCTTGACGGCAAGTCAAAAGAGGAAATCGCCGACAACAACGGCGCGTCGCTCCGCGACGAGTGGTTTGTAGAGGTGTAAAATGAACGTTTGGGCAACGATCTTAACCGCGATTATAAGTACGTCCGTCGGCGCGGTGGTAACGGCGATTGTCGGCAACTTCAAAAGCGGACGCGCAAAAAACAAAGCAATGCAAAGCGGCTTGCAAAGTCTTTTGCGCGCCGAAATCATACGACAGCACGAAAAATACACCGACCGCGGCTATTGTCCGATTTATGCAAAAGACGCATTGCGTCGGGAGTATGAGTCGTATCACTTGCTCGGCGGTAACGGCGTTATCACGGACTTATACAACGACTTGATCGCATTGCCCGAACTTCCGCCCCACCCCGACAACGAAAACAAAACGGAGGATTAAAAAACTTATGGATTGGCAAAATATTATAATCAAAATCGTTTCCGCCCTACTCGCCACGCTCGGCGCGTGGGTTTTGGCAAAGGTTAAAAGCCTTATCAATACCAAAATCAAAAACGAAAAAGCGCGCAATCTTTTACAAGGCGCAACGAACGTTGTTTCAAATGCCGTAAAGGCTACATATCAAACGTACGTCGAGTCTATCAAAGGTACGGACGCTTGGACGAAAGACGCGCAAGAGGAGGCGTTAAAACTTGCAATCGCGGCGGCGCGTATGCAGTTATCGGCGGACGTCGAAAAATTTATAAACGACAACTTCGGCGACGTCGAAACGTGGATAAAGTCGCAAATCGAGGCAACGCTTTACGACTTGAAAAATAAGCCTTTGGAGGTACAAAATGAAAACGGTTAAAGCAATTATGTTTTGGCTTTTGTCGCTAACGTGGGGCGCGCTTATGACGCTTTGCGGCGGCGTTGTTGCCCTTGCCTTGCTTGTAACGGGGCATAAACCGAAACGATTTCATTATTTGATTTATTTTGAAGTCGGGAGCGGTTGGGGCGGCTTTGAACTCGGCGCGTTTTTCGTCGTCAACAAAAACCCGTCTTTACATATCTTGCAACACGAAAGCGGACACGGTTTACAAAATATTATGCTCGGCGTGTTTATGCCTTTTATCGTCAGTATTCCCTCTTGTATTCGCTATTGGTGGCGCGAGTACAAAATACGAAAAGGACTCGGCAACACTTTACCGCCCTACGATCGAATATGGTTTGAAGGTTGGGCAACCCGCCTCGGCGAAAAACATTTTAATTGATAAAACAAAAACGCCCTCGCAAGAAGGCGTTTTTTATTGCTTGTTTTGGCGTTAGTCGTCGATATGTTCGCCGACAATCTTTATATTGCAACCGTAATTTTGCCCGTCGCTACCGCCCGTTATATCGGCGATTTCGCCGTCAAGTGTAAACCGTTCGTCAAACTCGCCTACAAATTCCCACGCAAGATCCGATTTGATACGACCGATACGCTTACGCGTCCGCGCGTTTATGACGTCCACGCTTTCGGGGTATTCCTCGGTTGGCTTGTGTTTGATTAAAAGCGGGTCGCCGACGTTGCTTTTTTGTATGTTTTCTTGGCAATTATCGAACGATACGCCGACCGCCTTTGTAAATATCGGAAAACTCAACGTCGTTGCGGGCGACGTTACCGCGGCGTCGCTCATTTTGATTATGCGCGGATTTTCGGTCGTCGTAATTTTTTTACGGCTTTCAAGTGCGGCTCGTTCCGTTTGTTTGGCGTCGCGAACGGTTTTTGTTTCTTTCGCCCGCGCTTTGATTGCAAACACGGTAAATACAACGCCGACGGCAAGCAATGCGCAAATTATCAATGCTTGCCACGTTTGCATATTTTCGCCGTTTTCCCCTACGCTACCGCCGACAACGCCCGCAAAGATAAATAACGGCAACCACGATACAACGGCAATTATAACGCGTACAACGCGTTTAAGATTATAAAACCACTTCATATAAAATCACTCCTTATTTTTCTTGATTTCTTTTTCAAGGTCGTATGCGTACATTAAAAGAGCGGTTTTGTGGCGCATATCGAAAGACTCGCATACCTTCAGTAATTCCCGCTCGTATTCGGTCAAATCCCCGCCGACATTGCCCGCTACGTTTGCAATGTTATTCGAGTTATTGTTACCGATTATTTGTTGTACGGGTGCGTCGCGTGGCGGTCGCCCCGTAATAAGGTAGTCAAGCGACACGCCGAAATATTCGGCGATTTTTGCATAAAAGACAGCCGACGGCTCGCGTTTTCCTGTTTTCCACTCCGAAACCGTTGTCGGACGCACGTTTAACGCCCGCGCGAGGTCGCCTTGCTTTTTTCCTTGCTTTTTCAAAAGGTCGAAAATCCGTTCGGAAACCGTCATATAAAAAAGACTCCTTGAAAGATAAATTTTTCGTTTACACTTCAAGAAGTCTTGACTTTCTCGGTCGTTCGATATATAATAGCAGTACGATTATCGACGCACCGAGAAAAACGGGCGTCGTTATATCGTTAGCCGTGTTATAACCGAGTCGCAAGATATGAAGTGTAATGATTGTAGCAAATCTATTATATCAAATCTTTACGGCGAAGTCAATAACGCGACTATTCCTTTATTAAAAATCTCGGTATAACGATAAAACGCCCTCCACTATCGGAAGGCGTTTATTTTTCTCGAAAAAAATAAAAATATTTTTTGAAAAAGTGCGTAAAACGGTTGACTTATCATAGTAACTATGATATAATATAATCACAAAGGTTGAGGGAAACAAAAACCTTTGAAATCAAAAAAAGGAGGTGCGAATATGGACAACATAACAAAAGCCTTGCAAGACTTGGCAAAAGCGGTTGAAAGTAACGACACGGTGGAACGAGTCAAAGTTACAATAACACTTAAAAAGCCAAAGACAAGCAAGGCACAAACCAAAGCCGAGTAAATCGGCAAGGCAGAGCGGGCGGGAAACCGCCCCTCGTAAGTCCTATTTTATCATATTTTAGTCGGGTTTGTCAAATCAAAATGCCCGCGATAGGAGGACAAAATGCAAAATCAATCAAAAAGACCGTACAAAATAACCGTAATTTTAAGCGGTAGGACAAATCAAGTCGAAAATCCTAACCCCGACGGGTCGTACACTTTTAGCCCGTTCGGCAACGCCCGCACGTCGGAAAAATCGGCGATTGCCGCAACACGGCGTTTTTACTCCCTTTGCGGTTGCAAGGTCGAAAAAATTATTAAAATCGAAAAAACGGAGGTGTAATATGACGATCGAAAAAAACGGTAAAACTTACAAGGTGGCGGAAAACGCGAAATCGTGGACGGTATCCATATTAAGCGATTGCAACGTAACGGCAACGGCGAAAATATCAAAATCCGATTGCCCTACTTTCGACGACGTAAAAGCGTTTATCGCCGAAAACGACTTATTTTAACGGAGGTACAAAATGGCACGGAGTGAGGCACAAAAAGCCGCCGACGCAAGATACGCAAAAAAAATAAACGGAAAATACAAGCCGTTTATTGTAAATCTTGATCCCGCCGAACTTGCCCGCATTAACGCCGTTATAGCGGCGTCGGGTATGAAAAAAGCCGAGTTTTTGCGTTGGGCGGTCGGCGAATTGGAAAACAAAAACAAATAATCAAAAAAAAGAGGTAAAGCGGGTTGCCCTATCGGTAGCCCGCTTTTGTTTTACGGAGGTTAAAAATGAAGGGTATCAAATACACGGCGAAAGAAAAAGAAAACGCGCTTAAAAAATGGATAGTTGACGGCGAGGACGTTTTCAAGGTCGCAAAGAAAACAAAATGCACGATACAAAGTCTTTATCGGTGGCGGAGAGCCTACGACGGCACAACGGACAGTTTGAAAAACAAATCAAGCCGCCCGCACACGCCGCACCCGAACGCGCACACGCCCGAAGAAACGGCGCAAATTGCCGAAGTATTCAAATCGCACCCCGATATAAGTTACGCCGAGGCGTTGGGCATACTTCGCACCGATTACGGCTACGCGCGGACGTATGGCGGATTTTACCGCTTTTTAATGAAACATAAAATACGCCCCGTGCGGGAAATAAACCCGTATATCGCAAAGCCGTACGATACGCCCGAAATGTTCGGCGTAAAAATGCAAATGGACGTCAAATACGTTCCGTTAGAGTGTAACGTCGGCGAATACAAACACGAGCGATATTATCAATATACAATGATTGACGAGGCAACGCGGGAGCGGTTTATATACCCTTACAAGGAAAAAAGCGGATACTCGACCGTCGATTTTATCAAACGCGCGATAATTTACTTCGGTTATTTGCCCGCTATCATTCAAACCGACAACGGCACGGAATTTACAAACCCGAAAGGCACGGGCGAAGGCAAAGTCCACGCCGTCGATCAGTTATTAAACCGACTCCGCATAAAACATAAATTGATACGCGTTTACACGCCGCGCCACAATGGAAAAGTTGAACGCTCACATCGTACCGATCAAGAAAATTTTTATAATCATTTAACCTTTTCAACCTTTGAAGAATTACGCGAAAAAATGCACGCTTGGCTCGTGCGTTATAATCATTGCCCGCACTCGTCTTTACGGGATAAATACGGGCGGCGGTCGTGGATTACACCGCTACAAAAGCGCGCCGAACTTATGGAAGTTTTGAAATCGGCGACGCCCGACGCGGGCTATCGGGTCAAATTCTTGAAGAAAAAAGCCGCCTAACGCAACTCAACACCACCGACGCGCCGCGTTTATAATCGCCGCGGTTGTTTTCTTATGCCT